ATGGATGCAATTTATGACTATCGTGCTTTGCTTGGTTTAAGAAACGCTTGGTTAAACTCTAAAACAGTTGAAGCCACGAAGAAGAAACCAACACAAAAAGCACCTGCAAGAGTAGCCCGACCTGGAACAACTACCAGAAAGAAAACAGTAGCACCAGCGAAAAGAGCAAAACAGGTTTTAGCAAAAACTGGAAAAGTCCAGGATGCTGCTAAAGTTTTTGAACAATTTTTAAAATAATTTTATAGGTAAATATAATGGCTAAAGTAACAAACGCATTTGATACATACAGCGCGACTTCAGACAGAGAAGATTTAAGTAATATCATTTACAACATCTCTCCAATGCAAACTCCGTTTATGTCATCAATTGGAAAAAGAAGTATTAACAATGTTGTCTTTGATTGGCAAACAGAAGTATTAGCAACTCCAGTTGCTACAGGTGAGCTAGAAGGTTTTGAACTTTCAAGATCAGCTTCAGTTGCAACAACCAGAGTTAGCAATGTTGCTATGATTTCAAAAAGAGATGCAACTGTATCAGGCTCACAAGAGTCTTCAGACCCTGCTGGTAAGAGATCAGAAATGGCTCACCAACTAGCTATCATGTCTAAAGCTCTTAAGAGAGATATGGAAGAAGCTCTTTGTCAAAAAGGCGCAAAAACAACTGGCGATGCATCAACTGCTCGTGTAACTGGTGGTTTCGAGTCTTGGATTACATCCAACGATTCAAGAGGATCTGGCGGTGCATCAACAGGTGGCGGTGCTGCTCCAACTGACGGAACTCAAAGAGATCTAACAGAAACTTTGTTAAAAGATGTTTTACAACTTTGCTTTGAAAATGGTGGTGAACCATCATTAGCTATTTGTGGCCCACATAACAAACAAGTTATTTCTGGTTTCACAGGTAGAACTCAAGCAAGACAAATGATCGATGCAAACACAGTTGAAGCATCAGTATCTATCTACTCTTCTGACTTTGGTGAACTGAAAATAGTTCCATCAAACAGATCAAGAGAAAGATCTTTACTGTTGGTTGATCCTGAGTATGCAAAAGTATCTTACTTGCGTGATTTCAAAACAGTTGACATTGCTACAATAGGCGATGCAATGACCAAAATGATCGTGGTTGAGTATGGATTAGAAGTATCCAACGAAGCGGCTCATGGTGTTGTTGCTGACCTTAATGTAAGTTAAGTTCTCGGTTAATAACCTTAAAGGGATGTTTCGGCATCCCTTTTTTTTGTGTTAAAATTCTTGCATGGCTAAAAGAACTGTTATAGATCATAAGACTGGTTTTACTAACGAATTTATTACTGAAGGCGGTAAAGATATATTTCATACCACCCAAGATTTAAACCCGGTAATTGAACATTGTAAAAACATTGCAGAAAATGTTAAGCCAGGTAAAGATCTTCGCCATGTGGCAGAAGTGCCATTGGTTATATATCAAAAAGCTTGTCGAGAAGGATGGGCCAATGATATGAGTGCATGGAGAAAATGGTTAAACAAATCAGACAATAAAGTCTTTAGAACATGGCAAGGTAAACTATGACATACGCAGAATTAAAATCTAATATTGCAAACTTTTTAAATCGTTCTGATTTAACAGATGTAATTGACACATTTATAGATAGCACAGAATCAGAATTTAACCGCAGATTAAGAGTTAAAGGCATGATTAAAAGAGCTACTGCAACATTAGATTCACAATACATATCAGTACCAACTGATTGGTTAGAGGCTATAAACATACAAATTGATAGCGGTGACTTTTCACCTTTGTTTCAACAATCCATAGAATCATTGGATGTATACAGAAAGTCTAATGACAATGTAACAGGGCAACCTATTTACTTTGCATTGGTAGATGATTCAATTGAATTTGCACCTACCCCAGATGGAAGTTATACAGTACAATTAACCTACTACGGAAAGATAGATGCGTTAAGCGATTCTAATACGAGTAACTTTTTATCCACAGGATATCCAGATGCTTACCTTTATGGATCATTAAAACACGCTTCTATCTATTTAATGGAAGATGAACGAGTGCCACTATTTACAGCACAGTTCGAGAAGGCTTTAGAAGAAATGAGACTAGAGCAAGAAAAAGCTGAGTTTGCAAAAGGTTCTTTAATGCAAAGAAGAAGAACTTACGGAAAACGCAGAAAAGATATTTATTATTTTGGTAATAACTAGGAGTATAAAAAATGGCTGGATTTAGTGATTATTTAGAAGACAAGGTACTTGACCATGTATTTGGCGGTACTGCTTATACAGCACCAACAACACATTATGTTGCATTGTATACAGTAGCACCTACTGATACTGGCGGTGGTACTGAAGTTAGCGGTGGAGCTTATGCAAGACAAACCTCTACTTTTACTGTCTCAGGCACATCCCCTACAACAGCGACAAACGCAGCAGCAGTTGAATACCCAACAGCTACAGCCGATTACGGAACTGTAGTTGCAGTAGGTATTGTGGATGCATTAACTAGCGGCAACTTACTTGCCTATGCAAACTTAGATACATCTAAGGTTGTAAGTTCTGGTGATGTATTCAGATTTGATGCTGGTGATTTAGACATCACATTAGCTTAATACCATGGCCTCAGTAGGCTATGGCTCATATAACTACGGAATTGCCGCTTATGGCACTCCGCAGTATCAGGAAGCATCCGCAACAATAGCACAGACATCAGGTGCTTCTGCGATAGGCAGACAGCTTGATCGTGGTGTTGCAACCATTGCACAGACATCTGGTATGTCTGCAATTGGTACTCAAGTAGATCGTGGCTCTGCAACCCTAGCACAAACCAGTGGCATGACCAGCGTGGGCCACAGAGTCCATCTTGGTTCAAGCACCATAGCACAAACCTCTGGCATGAGTGCTATAGGTAAACAAATCGATAGAGGTTCGGCAACCATTGCACAAACCTCATCTATGACAGGTGCAGGTCGATACACCATAGCGGCACACGCAACTGGTGCAGAGACATCAGACTTTACAGCTATTGGTAGACAGATCGATAGAGGTTCATCAACCTTCTCACAAACAAGTGGATTTTCAGCAAGTGGTGGTCTAAAATGGACTGTAATACAGAATCCTAATACTACCTGGACTCAATTAACAAAAGAACAAGCGGCATAACAATATGGCAGATACATTTACAACGAATTTAAACTTAACAAAACCCGAAGTCGGTGCATCTACTGATACTTGGGGTGGCAAAATTAATACTGACTTAGATACAGTTGATGCAATTTTTAGTGCAACTGGTACATCGGTGGCAATCAACCTAGACGGAGCAGTTATTGATAGTTCTGTCATTGGTGGCACTACTCCAGCAGCAGGTACTTTTACTGCTTTAACTGCTACAGGCGATTTAACAGTTGATACATCAACACTTAAAGTTGATTCTACAAATAATAGAGTTGGTGTTGGAACTGCATCACCAGCAGTACCAGCACACATAGCTGGCGTTGAAAATGCAGACACCACTTATCTAAGATTGCAAAATACACCAACATCAGGCGGAACATATAAAGTAGGAATGGAGTTATGGGGATGCGAAGGATCAAATAATTTTTCTGGAAACATGGGAAGAATATTTGGTGAATTTGATGGCTCAAATTATACAGATACAAAGGTTGTTATTGGATCGGCTTCTGGCAGTGGATCATTTAATGATGAATTTAAAGTAAAAAACAAAATGGTAACTGCTGAATATTCAGCAAACATTACACAAGTTGCAATCACCTCAAGCTCTAACGCAGTAGCTTGGGATGCAAAAGCAGCAGCCAATGCCTATCATGTTACAACTGAGAACACGACTTTTGCAGCACCATCAAATGCTGTAGAGGGTGCAATAATTTCTGTCGAGATAGCACAAGGCGGAACACCTAGAACGATAGCTTGGAACACAGTCTTTGAGTTTGCTGCATCAACTGCACCCACTGTAACTGCTACAGCCAACAAGACTGACATCTTTAGTTTTAGATACAATGGTTCTGTCTGGCAGGAAATTGGTAGAGTTCAAAACCTAGCACAAACATAATATGGAAACGCTACAGCGTACAGCAAACAGAGGAAGCATATCTACTGGGTATGATGTTGAAAACTCTTTGAAGTTTGAAGCTGATAATACTGAATATCTTAGTAGGACTCCTAGCTCTGCTGGAAACAGAAAAACTTGGACATTTAGTGGTTGGGTTAAAAGAACAGAAATAGGTTCAGGTGGAAACACTATATTAAGTGCAGGTGATACTTATATACAGTTTGATGGCAATGCCCTACAGATTAATTTTAGAGCAGCTAGTGAAAACTTTTTTATAATTACCAATAGATTATTTAGAGATACATCTGCTTGGTATCACATAGTTGTGCAATGCGATACAACACAGGGAACAGCATCTAACAGAGCAAAAGTTTGGGTTAATGGTGTTCAAGAAACCTCATTTTCAACTAGCACCTATGGCAATATGTCACAAAATTATGACACCCTTATGAACAGCACTAATGAACATGAGGTGGGTAAATATTCTAATGAAGAAACCACTTACGCAAACTTTTTTAATGGCTATATGGCAGAAATGCACTTGGTTGATGGAACTGCATTAACACCTACAAGTTTTGGAGAGTTTGATGATGATAGTGGTATTTGGAAACCGAAAGCCTATACAGGCTCTTATGGTACTAACGGATTTTATTTAGACTTTGAAAATGCTTCTAGTTTGGGAGCAGACTCTAGTGGTAATGGTAATAACTTCACTCCAACAAACATCACATCAGCCGACCAAGCGACTGACACACCAACCAATAATTTTTGTACGCTTAATTTTAATACAGGCTACATACAAGGTAGTGATGCGACAACTTTTACACAAGGTGCAACTACAAGGCAAGGTGGCAGTAGTTCTTATAATGGTGCATTAGGTACTATAGGAATTAACCCATTTGTGGGAAGTGCTAAATGGTATTGGGAAGTAGAATTATCTGCAAACAATAATGGAAACGGAATAGAGTTAGGTGCTGGATGGTTAGCAACTTCAATTATACAAAGCACTACAGCAGATAAAGCAACAGCAGGAAATAATGCAGGTTTTCAAATATGGACTTCTTTTGATTATGACCCACCCGGCGAAGGAACTGGTGCAGATGGTGATGTTTTTGGTTTTTTACTTCAATGCGACTCATCAAATCCAAATTTAAAAATTTATAAAAACGACACATTATTTACAACTAGGCATACTGCAACTTCTTACGATTTTGAAAATGATTTTTATTTCCCAGTAGTTTTTATTTACAACACAGGTATGAAAGCATTTTTCAATTTTGGTAATCCATTTGATGCTACAGTATCTTCATGAAATACAGACCCCAATGGCTATGGTAATTTTGAGTTTGATACAAAATCTGGCTACGCCTTATGCACTAAAAATTTAGCGGAGTACGGATAATGGCTTATACAAATATAGACGACCCAAGTGCTTTCTTTCAGACTTTTCTTTATACAGGTAATCAGTCTGGTAGGCAAATTACATTAGATGGTAATAGCGATTTACAGCCTGACCTTTATTGGTATAAAGCTAGAAATGCTAATCATCACTATTGGGTAGATTCAAGTAGAGGAACAACTAAATATATCTATTCATCATTGACTAGTGCTGAAGCAACTGTAGCATCTGCTTATGTGACATCTTTTAACACCAATGGTTTTGGTGTAGGTGGTGGTGATTCAGGAACAAATGCTAATGGAATTTCTTTTGGAAACTGGGCATGGAAATGCAATGGAGGTACGACAGCAAGTAATACGGATGGTTCTTTAACTTCTACAGTTCAAGCCAATACCACAGCAGGTTTTAGTATTGTTACTTTTACAACGGATGGTGCTACCAAAACTTTTGGGCATGGTCTTGGAGTAAAGCCAGATATGGTAATTGTAAAAAGCAGAAGTGGTGCTGGTGCTTGGATAGCTATGACAGATGTTATAGACGGAAGTGTTGATTATTTAATTCTTAACGCTACAAACGCAGCAGCAGACCTTAGTTATGGTGCTTTTACATCTTCTACCTTTCAATACAATGATAATAATGCAGTAACTCAGGTAGCCTACTGCTTCGCAGAAAAACAAGGCTACAGCAAGTTTGGCAAGTATGTCGGCAATGGAAATGCAAATGGTCCTTTCATCTATACAGGATTTAAACCTGCTTTTGT